ATCTAGTGGTTAACACATAATTAATCTGAGAAGGAGCACACTTAAAATGATTTGCCATATCATTTCTCTGTATCTCTATAGCACCCTTGCTTTCTTCCATTCGTTCGTTAATAAATTCTTCTATTATATCACTTATTCTCAACATATCACCCCTCTCTCTGACTTTGACTTTCTTTGACTTTTAATTATATTATATATAATTTGTAGAAATTTTCAAGTATAAATGTGTAGCGTTTCTGTAGCGTTTCACGCAAAGTGTCAAAAATTTTCAAGTAATTTGTCAATTTTTCAAGTGCTTTTTTCAAGAAATAGCATGATTAAAATTTCACATTTTATTTTTATTATATATATATTTATATCTTAATAATCCTAAAAATTTGTAATTATTAATTCTTTATATCTTTTGTCCGCTTCAGCACTTTTACTTCTTAAACTATTATTTCTATCAGTTTCTTCTATTTTAAACTCTTTATAGAGATCACGAATAAAGTCACAATCATTATATGAAAGTATAAATTTACCCTTTATATTTTTTAATTTATTACATAGTCTAGTGTGATCATCAGTTGCAAAACTTATTTGATAATACTTTTCTGTTCCATAGTAAGGCGGATCTAAATAGAATAATGCATCCTCTCTATCGTATACTTTAATTAGACTTTCAAAATCTTTGTTCTCTATAACTACCTTAGAAAGTCTTTTTTCTATACTTGATAAATATTGTATAGCATTATTTATATCTTTTTTAATGCACCCAAAAGACCTTGTATCTGAACCATATGACGTTTTTATTATCATAAAAAACCTTGCTGCTCTTTGAATATCTGTTAGTCCTCTAACATTATATTGCTCAATAAAATCAATAAAAAATTCCCTAGAATTTAATGAGTAATTTAACTCTCTTAACAGCTCAGGAGTATGATATTTTACACACCTGAAGAGGTTAACTAGGTCGCTGTTGGCATCATTGTAAACTTCAAAGTTTGCATGTTTCTCTTTAAAAAACAGAACCCAACCAGCTCCACCAAATACTTCAATATATCTGCCAAAACTTTCAGGAAACCTCTCTGTAATCTCCTTTCTTAATAATTTTTTTCCACCAATCCATCCAAAAAAACTGTTCATTATCGTATCCCCCGTTTTATCTCTAAAATGTCAAAAGATAATCTCATATAAACAAAGGAGATTATCCTTTATATCATTATTTTGTCCTATTGTGCAGTAATATAATTATATTCGTCTTGTGTTATTTTGACATCTACTAGCATTTGGTCTAGCTTTGTCAAAGATATGTTTTCCGCTAGATATAATCTTCCTAAACTCTCAGCTAGTGTACTCATTATAATAATCCCCCTTCTATTAATTCGAGAGTATACGAGTCTATAGCTTGCTTAATGCGATTCTCAACACTCAACTCGTACTGTTGATTGATTATATAATTACCGTCACTATAGATATATTTATAAGGTATTAGTGTTATTTCCACAGGAATGGACTCTACTTCTACTATAGTTAGGTTTTTTTGTCCGTATATTAAACCGCCAACGTCTATTCCATTTGGTACTATATTAGCCTGATCGCCAATATAAATAATAACCGAATTTTTGTCTAATATTAACTTTTTCATAATTTCCCCCTTAGTAATTTGGTAAAAACAAGTTAATGCTTTCATTTTCTATGGCACTAGTCTTGGCAACACCTTCAGCTTTATAGTAAACCTCTAATGAAATAACAACACCATCAGAATTTAGAACAATCCCTCTACCAACAGTGTTGCCATATATCAGAACTACTTTATTTCCAGATATGACGGACAGTTCGTTGAGAGTTGACGGATAGGTCTCTATCAATATGTCATTAGTTTGAGATATATATGTTTCACTTATGGTTAACAACGAGGCATGAATGCTGGTGTCACTACCTCTATAAGAAACTATTGCACATTGCTCGCCCCAACTAGGTGGAGTAAGACCGCATTTGAGTTTGGTGAATTGTGCCGTGTTGGCGTATACCACTGGTGTAGCCGCCAAAAGAGTATATCCACTTATGGATAAAACGATAGCTGTTGCCGACCCATTAATGGTGCCATCACTATATACTATTAACGCTGATGTTGTATTAAGGGCACCAACGCCAAGATAACCAGCATTTATTGTTGCATCGAAAACCAGTGGTGTCCCCTTAGTAAGAGTTACGCCGCTTGCTGTTAAAATTACAGCCCTTGGTGCATTATTATTTACGCTGTATGTAACTATTGCTTTATTAATGTCCACTTGTGAACATTTAATAAAGTCGCCAGTTCCAACAGTTTCAATTCCTAGGAGAATCCCTGTCGACAGTGTTGTTCCATTTATCGAGGCTATAATAGCTCGTGGATTATAAGGGGATGCATATTGTCGCCACACCACTAACACTCTATCAATATCAAGTTTACACAAATCAAGATATTGTGGAGAGTTACCCTCGTCGTATGCTATCGCAACACCTGAAGTAATGCTATCACCGTTAACGGTTAGAATTTTTATATAACCACCATAAGCAACTAATATTTTTTCTGGAGAGACTAGGACTGCTGCTATAACAGTGTAAGCCGTATTAATAACCGATACTACAGGTCCTATTTTAAATAAATGAGGACCAATCGTGATCACGTTACCGTTTACAGTTGTTCCGCCAGCAGCACTGTAACAAACAAACACCCTAGTCTCATCCAGTTGCACAGCGCAAGGTATACCTATTTGAAGGGTAGTTAAGTCACGATAGTTCGGATAAGCGTCACACTTCTTAACTTTTCCGTCTATAAATTCTATAAAATCACCAGCACTGACATTTTCACCCGCTGCGACAATGTAAGATTCTACAATACTATTTATTTTATTGCCCCCTTTAGGGGCATAAGTAAAAAAAGTCGTGTTATCAACTACCTCCGCAAACCCCTTCGAGAGTTCTGAAAGGGTAACACCATCAATATTTTTAAGAGGTAATGATGTTACTCCCATATCTAAAGAGATTGTTATTACTCCCCCGCTTAAATCATCAGCGAGCATAAAAGGTATTCGCTTTGATGTACCTTGTCTTGCTAACCTTAATTGAGTACCTATTACCGTTGCATTTTGGTATTCATAATCCATGGTAAATTTCGCATTTTCAGCCAAATGTGACTCAAATGCATTAGCCTCTGCTTTTGTAACAGCTAATCCATCAGTATAATTTTTAGCATTTGCTTCTGCTGTGTTAGCCTTTGCCTGAGCTCCTGTAGGAGTCTCATGCCCTTCATGCGGAGCAGCTGCATTCATATGTGTATTTGCAGTTTCAAGTGTAGTCGCTGGAGCATCATACCAGTTTGTTTTTCCTGTTATTGCCTTGATTCTATTTGTTATCCAGCTCACCCATTCTTGCATTTTCCCAACTAATCCACTAGGTACTAATGCAGAATCTGCAGTTGGTTTTAATGCTGCATCAATAATATCCATATTGTCATTTTGATCAGCAACATCATAATTTTCTGTAGCATCAGGCTTTTTAAGATTATAATTTGTTGTATTTGTGGACATCTTTAAATCACCTCTCTTAATTCTTGATGAGTATAAGCTGCTAACTGATTATGCGTAAATGTTGTAAGGTATTGGTATGTATTGAATTTGAAAGTAAATATTACCTCTAAATGTGCAGGCTTAATTTCACTTATTGCATTCTTCAAATCGTCTATATTAAGAGGTATACCCTTAGTTCCTACAAACTGTACCTCAAAGCTGTAATTATCATTATGCTCTATAATACTTATTTCGCCATTATCATAGCTTTCGGCTAATGTATCAATTAATGTAACATTAACAGTTCCAAAGCCCTTCATTTTTGACAAAATTACATCTCTTCTATATACATCAGGCTTAGTATTATCAGTAGTTATTCCAAGTAACTTTTCCCATAGCTTTAACCCCCATGTAGCAGTGCTTACATAACATTGGTTTAACACATCATCAATAGCATTATAAATATTATCTAGCTCTGTCCCTTGAGTATTATATATTTCAGTGAATTCTCTTATTTCTGCTATTCCTTCAGGTACAAGACCTTTTAACTCATCTGCTTTACTCATATAACTGTCACCGTCCCTATTACAGGAGTTTGACAATTTGCTGCAGTAGATGATATTGGTATATTTGACACTCCACCATTTACTGTTAAATTAGCATAATCTATAACTCCCAGTGCATCTAATATTGCATTTCCAACCTTTGCATAACTCACTGATTCCTGAATAAAGGCTATAGACTTTATATATTCTGATATTGTAGCTGTAATATTCTCTAGAACTTCTTGATTTGTGTAACCATCTGCTAGAGTTAATGAAACAGAAATATTTATTAATAAATCAGAAGCTGCTTCAACTGTTACAGTTGCCCCTATCGGTCGAACAGTTTCTATATAGTCTGTAACTGCATTTATAATTGTACTATCTGCTGCCTCCTTATTTGTGCCTATCAGAATTAACTTAACAGTGCCATTTCCATTCCAAAGAGGAAAAACCTTCACTCCTCCAACTCCCTTAATACTTAATGACCATTGCTTATAGTCATTTATGCTTCCAGAGGTTGATGGATTTTGAATTTTTGTTAATGCCCTTTGCCTTAAATCTACATCAAGCTCCTCATCAGCTCCAATAGTTATAGAAGTGTTTGATAATATTGCTGTAGAAAGTCCTGCTATATTATCAATTGGAAGTAAATCTCCTTGAGGACTATTTCCTATACTTCCTAATGCTTCACATGTAATTTCAAAAATACCAACAGCTATTTTTTTAGTAGCTGAATACACTATTCCATTTATTCCAAACCTTGAACCTATTGGGACATCTAAGTCAATATCAAAACTATTTTTAAAAAAGCCTACCTTTATTGCTGCTGTTGCAGCTTTTCTATTTACTCCAAACTGAGCACATATTTTTGTTAAAAATTCACCTTCAGAAGTATCAATAAAAGGAAGCTTTGAAAAGTTTTCTAAAAAAAAATAAGCCTGTGCGAGTTCATATGCTGCAGGGGCAAGTGCATTATATATTATACTTCCTTCTCTTGTATCTATAGTGCTTGGGACTCTCCCTAACATTGAATTAAGTATATTTTCATAGGTCATATTTTCATACATTAAACATTCACCACCGTCTTTATATCAAATTTCCCATAATCACTAACAACATCAATTTCAACTAATAATCCATCTTCCTGCTGTGTAAACTTAAAATTAGTGACATCAGTAATTCTATCATCTTGTACTAGAGCTTCCTTTAACCTACGTTTTATCTCAGCTATAACAAATGAATAATCTTTACCTATAAGGCTTTCAAGCTCAATTCCATAAGCCCAACTAAACACAGGATGCACATATCTTTCAGTTGAAATTATTAAACTTGCAGATTGCTTAACAGCCTCTAGCCCATCAATAAATCCGTTTATACTATTAGTTTCAGCATTGATTTTATAAGTCATTGAAGGCTGCTTAACTTCTTCAACCTGAAGGCTATACAAAGTATTGCTAGGTATCATGCTTTAACCTCCAAAATATAGTATTGTTGTCCTCCTTCTTGCTGTAGCATAAGCACTTTTTTACCTATGTCAGCACTAATAAATCTAGGTGCCCATATAATCAATTCTTCAGGAATAAACAACTTTTCATTTACTCTAACAGTCAATGGAGTAATTGATTCTATTATGCCAAATACAAGCCTTGTAGGTTTTAAGCTATTAATATAGTTTTTGACAACTTGCTTGATAATTTCTATCATAAAATCAACTCCAAACTCATTGTGTGAATATTAGTTTTAAAGGAGTGCTTACATGAATTTACTATTAGGTACTGCATCATATTTAAATTTGAAATGCTTGCCAATATACTATTTCCTGATCTAACTCTTGTATCACCTAAAGCATCAATAGAAAGTGATTTTGTTTCAGCATTCATTAATTTTAAAAGTGTATTCACCTTTGCCTTAAGTTGCTCCTTATTAGCATTTTTATCTGCTACCTCAAAGTATTGCAGAATTCCATATTTCTCAAAAGAACTGCTATCTTGAGCTATATATATTTCTCTCTTACCAGTGGATTCATTATCCTTAGCAATTTTAATTAAATTATAAGTGTTCTCATCAATACTTTGGCTATATTTATAGCTGTATACTAAGCTGCCATCACCAATTATTAAAGGTAATTTCATATTCATAATATCTGTTAGATCTAAGCTACCAAAATTATCATAAAAAGCGTATTTTCGACCTACTCCTAACAATGTTGTTGAGATTCCATCATAGATCATATCTAAATAAGTTTGATTATCTTTAATCGCTACTGGAAGCTTATATTCTGTGTTTTCTAGTTTTCCTGTACGAAGTTTAAATTGGTTTGCAACCTTTGTAATCAGTTCATCAAGTCTTAAATCTTTAATAACATATGTGTCCTTTGCTTTAAGGTATCTGATTTGATCATAGGCTACAACAGATATTTCATTTTCTTGGCTTCTCTCAAAGCTAAATATATACCCAAAGAAGATGTTTGCTTCATTATATTTGAACCTAACTATTGAACCATTTGAGAATACTATACCGTCAAATAAATATGAAAAATCAAGCTTACTGCAGCCATTATTTAAACTATCACTAAAGCTTATTGATGATACAAGCTCTGATATCTCATAAATCTTACCATCAGCTTTATTTTCAATTAATAACTCTATCATGGTAATTTAATCACCTGCCCGACATAAATCAAGCTTGGATTTTTAATTTTAGGATTAAGCTTTACTATATCCTTATACCTTGCTCCATTTCCTAAAAATCTCTTTGATATACTCCAAAGTGTATCACCCTTAACAACGGTATATGTCTTAGGCTTTGGAGCTTCTCCTTCTCTTGTTGTTTTTGTCATCTTTGCCAGTAGTTTTGTACTTGCACTAACTGTTTGTGTAATTAAAGACACTTCTTTTTTCCCATGAGCCTTATATTCAATCAGGTTAAATGAAGCGTAATAATCCCCTTCTTCTCCAGCACTCTCCTTTAAATTAATACTTTCAATAAGTGCCAATGTTGACAAATCATCACCCTCACCATTGCTCTTAACAAACCTTATAGGTTCTTTCTCATCAAGCCATTTTTGAAGCTTTTCTATATAAAAATCAGCAGTCTTAAAATCTCCTGTAGTAACAACATATCCATACTGCTTACCAGGTAACTCAGCTTCAAAACTATACTTGTCAAGTTCTGAGTCACCTGCTCTAGCAATCTGTCCAAGACCTAACACATTATATGTTTCTATAGATTGAGCTTTTGAAATACTAATTTCTTCAGGATTAACAGGAAGTCTTAAAGTCTCATTATTCTTGTCAAAAAACACAGCATAACTCATGCTTCATAGACCCCCTCTGCAACTATTGCAATTTCCTCTTCCATTATTTTTTTAAGTCTACCCATGAGCTTATCAGCATCAACTTCCTTTGCTACCTTTGCAATTTTAAAGATTATATTAGGTGCTAATGTAGCAGTAGAAAACTTGTTTATATATTCTCTTTCTGCTATATCCTGTAAATATTTTAAGTCCTCTTGTGACATATCAACTTTTAAGTTTCCATCCTTACCAGACACAGGCAAAGCACCGTTTTTCATGTATTTATCTAAGCTAGACGTATCTGTTCCAGATACCATATTTGTTAGATTTGAAAGCTTATCAGCACCAGTTTTAACTCCATTTACAGCAAAAGTTCCAACATTTTGTCCTATGTTTTGCCCTTTTATAAAGGCACTTCCTAAATCCTTATATTGCATCTTAGCAGCTCCAAAATCAGCTTTTCCGAAGCTATCAAACTTACCAATATTTATGCCTGGTATCATATTCAATGCATCAATAATCCAATTAACTCCTTTTAGGACAAAATTTATAGAGTTAATGAAAACATCAGCAATACCTTCACCTAAGCCTACAAGCCCATTCCAGACAACTGCAATAAAATTATAGAAAGATGTAAGCACAACAGCAATTGCTCCACCAATAAAGCCAAATACCTTAATTGTCTGCTCTCCAAAATTAAGCATTGCATATAATAGCAGTCCGACTGCTATCATAATAAGTAATATCCACCAATTAACTAATAGCCAAGCTCCTGCTTGTACTAATATTGGTGCAAGCATCCCCCAAAGCTTAGTAATAAGTATCGGTATCTGCTGGAAAGCCCACAAGGAAAGTATTATACCAATAGCCAATAAAATAGGCTCAACTATGCTCCAATTAGAAATTAATAACCCAAAAAACCAAACCAAGCCTCCAAATAAAATTGATAAAATACCAATACCAAAAATTACATTATCTATAAATCTATCAAAGGAAGGAGAATTCAAAACTTCGCTTATCTTCTCAATTGCAGGACTAAATGCCTTTATTGCCTTGTTTCCTATCTGATTCCATACATCTCCAAATGTCTTTGGCATAGTATCAAATTTAGAGTTAATATCTCCACTCATAGCAAACATAGCATTTTTAATAACATCTGCTGTAATTGTGCCTTCTGCAGACATTTTTTTTAGTTTACCTTTTGATTTTCCTGTGAATTTAGCCACTGCATCAGCAATCATTGGAGCATTCTCCATTATACTTCTAAACTCATCTCCCTGAAGCTTTCCAGCTGCCATAGCTTGTGTCAACTGATAAATACCTGACTGCTGTTCCTGAGTCCCTGAACCACCAACTTTAAATGACTTTTGCACCAGCTCTGTAAAAGCTATGAGTTCATCATTGCTTTTAAAAGCATCTTTTGCTAACATTCCCATCTTTGATATACTAGCAGCCATGTTATTATATGAACCTCTTGAACGATCAGCAGCTTGAAATATTTTATCCTGTAGCTCTGCATTTGTCTGTAATCCATCATTTATGAGCTTAAGACGTGAAGCTGTATTTGTGTATGTATCAGCTATTTCCATTCCTCTTTGAGCTGCTTGAACTGAAAAGTATGCTGCTGCTAGTCCCTTTAAAGAACCTACAAAAGACATAATTCCTTTAGCTCCTGCATTACCGCCATCTTTTATTTTATTAAGCTTGGCATTTAAGGTATCTGTCCTTCCTGATATAGCTTTTATTTTATCATCAGCTGTCTTTGTGCTTCCCATGATCTTATTTATACTTCTTGTATAATTATCCTGAAGCCTGAATATTGCATTTAAAGTTGACACAATTACTTCCTCCTTCCTTTGTTTTTAATCTTGGCTTGTTCTTTCTTTTCATCATCAATTTTTATTAATGTGCTTGCATAAGTAAAAGCTTGCTCTCTCTTTGGCATATCTACAAATACACTAGCTCTCATATGAAGTTTTTGCAGGGCATAGTGTGCCATATTTGCCTCGCTATCGCCCTGCCTTATTAGTTTTTTGCTTCTTCTACCAAATCGTTCATATCCTCATCTAATCCTGATAAACTTTGAACTGCTTCAACAAGTGTTCCATATTCACCAATAAGCAGCATATTTTTAAGGCATTGTGCTTCACCCAATGCCTCATATCGTTTTTGTAGTTCTGCATCCTTTAGATCAGGATAAACCACAGCTGTAGCTGTCAACTCTGAAATATATGTTTGGCGGTCAAAGACCTCTAAATGTGTTTTCTTATCTTTTTTGGTATGTTTCTTCATCAGTTTATCGTTCTCGGCTTGAAGAATCGGTCTAATCTCAAAAGCTTCAGGCTTCCCCCCCTCCATAAACCTGTTAGACACGACTACCTTTTCATTCTGAGGTATTATTGGGTTCATAAATGCTTTTAAACTCATAATGCACCATCCTATCTATAATTTTGAGGTAATACAAAATCATTCAGCAGTTCAATTCCATCTGCTGTAAAATCAGTATCGTAAGTAATAACATCCTCGCTATCTGCATCAAGCATAGCTAGAAGCTCTTTAGTGAAAATAACATTTGTAAGTGCCACATCCCTAGCCCCTATTGTGCTTTGTTGGTCAAGGTTTTTTAGCTGCAGCTTAATGTTTGGGTATGCTCCTGTTTTTAGAAAGTCAATAGTTGCTTTTAATAAATCTCCATTCATAAGAGCCAGTGTTGCTGAACCACTTATCTTAGCTCCAATAACCTTATGTTGCGGAATTTTATTTCCAAGCATCTTTTTTTCTACTACTACCTTTTCAATACTTGCTTCAACCTTAACAAGTTCAAACAATGGTCTATTTTGTCCATTGATAGTAATATAAGCTGTCCCCTCATTTGCCGACAAAGTATCAGTTAGTTTAGTAAAGTTTTCAGACATTCATTTCACTCCTCTTTTTTTTGCAATTAAAAAAACCAACCTACTAGGTTGATTTTTTATTTATTTTTATAACTCTAGAACTTTAGGTTGATTGTCTTTTTTGGGTTTTCGCTTGTTTATTTCTCTGCTTAATTTTTTTGCTTCTCCATATTCAGATCCAGTATTTACATCAATTGAAATGTTTTTTACTTCACCCTCAGTAGAGTTGTATGATATGACAAAATATAGTTTGTTTTGTATTTTAGTTTTACTAATGCCTGATATACCACCCAATACAGCACCTATTGGTCCAAATACTAATCCTCCAACTAAACCTCTACCTATGACACTTTTATTAACTTCTTCAATTTCCTTCTTACTAGCAACAATCGTGTCAAGAATTTTCTCGATTTTAATTTTGTAGGTATTTAGGACATTAAATTTTAAAAATACTAGTTTAACATGCTGTATTACAACATAATCCTCATCTATAAAGCTTTGAGTATATTCATTTCTTCCAATTGGTAACCCATCAACATGCTTAGCAATTAATTTTATTGCCATTTCATCACCCCATGTTATACTATCGGGTCTACTTAATATTTACTTTAATGTAAATTTTATTTATGCTATCAACTGGTTGCAAGCTTGCTTCAATAATTATTGCATCTGCATCTGTGCCTGGGTTTACATTAATATCATTTGCTCCATCAAAATTTTGCAATGCTCCGATATTTTGTAGTTCATTGCAATATTGAATTATTGAAGCTCTCAGAAGCTGACGACCATCTATATTGTTGTTTATCTTTCCAATATACTGAGCTTCAAATATTTCTTGCACATCTGTTTGAAAAGAATCTAGTATTCTTATAACTCTATTGCCTCTCCATGCTTTAGACCTTGGAGCTGCAAAACTAGTTAAACTATTGATATCATACTCTACAACAACCGAACCATTCTTAGCAGTAAATACAATATTTCCAGCATTTATAGCTTCCTCTGTTTCTCCATTAGTCTTTCTTGTGTTTGCATCTATTGCATCTTCATATTTAGTAAAGGTTAGGCTTTGATTTACTTTAGCTGCTGCTGTTGCTCCAGCTAACCAAGCACATGAGTCTGCAGCTGTTAATAATGTCCCATCTGAAAGCTTTACACCATTTTTAACACTTATGATGTATTCCTTGTCAGCTGCATTATCAACCATTACGCAGTTAACCATTTTACCGTTGTTTGTTCTTTCACTAGTAACATGGTTAATATATAAAGTCTGGTCTGCAGGAGTAGTTGAAAAACACGCTATAGAGTTATAATCCTGTATTTCTAAAGCAGTTAAAAACTCAGAATGATTTAATATTTCATTATTATCTGAGCCTCCTTTTAATGTCTGATTTGCTGCTGTAAAATTTCCTGTGCCAGTTATTTTAATCCAATCATTTTCTATAAAGTCACTAATACTAGTAAGTCCTATTTGCTTATTGACAGATATTCCAGTTACTAATGTCTCTATATCCCATTCAGTATTATTTACTGTCACCTTAACAGTAATATCATTACCTCTAGCCCCTTTATATTTTGCTGTAGCCTCTACATCAGCTGCTAAAGTAACTGTAGCAGCCACGCCATCATTTACTCTAAAAACCAACGCTTTTTTAGCACGCTTTAGAGTTTCACGCAACAAGAGCATTTTAGGATCAGTTAACTCATAGCCAAGTTTTAACAGAGTGTTCTCTCCTTGTTCTATCTCAATAAATTCTCCTATAAGTCCCCACGAAAGACTAAGAGGCAAGGCTACAATTCCTCTATCTGAAAGCTCTATTGCAAGGGGTTGTTCAGTAGAAAAATTAATATACACACCTGGTCTAATTTTATTCTGTGACGTATAAATTCCAGACATCTAGTTACCTCCTTCTTTAAATCTGATATCGTTCATTTTAGTTTCTGCTTCCAAAATAATATCGCTGTATTTCACAGTCAATTGGATATCCAGCACAGCACCAGTCACACTTGATG